GGCAAAATTAGTGCATTCGAATTCCTTTCGGAGAAGAAAGGAGCACTCGGTGCACGTTATTCCGAGGCAACTCGGGAAATAGTTCGGAATGGTTTTGACATTAATAGATGCAATGATATTAAAATGTTCATCAAAAATGAGAAATATTCTGAACTGAAACCACCTAGGGCGATCATGGGAAGAAATCCGATGTTTAATATAGCATATGGCCAATACACAGTGCCAATTGAACACGCCATGATGCAACTACCACAATTTACTAAAGGTAAGAATTTCCTCGATAGAGGAATTATGTTCTCAGAATTAGTAGGTGAGTGGTATTTGGAAAACGACTACAGCAAATATGAGTCTTCTCAGAGATTAGTCATTTTAGACACAATTGAGAAGAAAATATTTAGAGAACTGTACCCAGGTGATGCCTTTATAATGGCGCTCTATGAAGCGAAATTAATGAAGAAGGGAGTAACTTCAAATGGAGTCAAATTTCAATTTATTGGATGTCGCGGTTCTGGTGATATGGACACCGGATTATTTAATTCTGTATTGAATTGGATAGCCTGCAGATATTTTGAAATAAAAAATAATTTTCCTTGGTCAGGAAAATTTATTGTTGACGGAGACGATGGAGTCTTGAAGTTACCCAGAGGAAAGGAGATGCTTACAAACACTTTTGAATCATTTGGTTTTGAAGCCAAATTAGAAATTAGACGCGACTACCATGATGTTAATTTCTGTAGTTCTAAGTTTGTGCAAGTATCGCCGGGAGTGTACTACCAAGTACAAGATTTAAATAAGTTATTGAATAATACGCAATTCATGATAAACAGCAATTTCGAAAGCTCATTAGTAGATTACTACTGTAGTTTGGGCTTTATGTATAATGTACTGTATCCTGGATTCCCAGTTTATTCTGCATTTGCAAAATACTTACAATCTTGTGGTTTCTCTTATTTGAAAAGAGAAATGATAGAGTCTACTCATTATGGAGCCTCTATGGCATTCTCGGCATCAAAGAATCTCACATTCTCCATCGACGAAGACTTACTGCGCGCTGAAATACAGTTGTGTTTTGGATTCCAACACCAAGAACAGCGCAGCATGGAAAAGTGGTTTTTGAGCACAAAACTACAATTTCCACCTGAGTTCTCACTACCATATTCGCCGAAGATTAGATCTATTCGTGAAGAGTTCTCAGAAGATGTTGTGAATAGGATGTTTGATGGCTG